GTCTACGGGCGTGGGGTCAGTCCATCTTAGGATCGAATGCAGCCGCCGTTGTCCGACACGCTGGTTGCCCTGTACTTGTAGTTCGATAAGAAATGAATCGCCACGCGCTTAGATGACATTCCGTTAGCTAGAATTACACTATCAAAATGCAAGAAAAAGGCCCATTCCATGGAGTGGGCCTGAAAAGAAGTATTTTGATTAACGTGATGCCGGGTGCCTCCCGGTGGACCTTTGGCTGACAAACCATGACCCGTGTGCACTAAGCATGTCATTCCATGACTTTGTTTACTGTCAGTTTCACCCCTCCGCTTAGGGGGATTCATCACAATTACATCAAAACGAGAGCTTTTACTAGATGCTCTATAACTTTAGAACCAATAAGAAAAACCTGCAATCAAACAGCACTATTATTCTAAAAGGATCAGACTTCACGGGCTTGATTTATCAACAAAGCACGTAGAGAGTGATACCCGTGAGCCCGAAATGGAAAAGGCCACCATGCGGCTGCCTCGAAGTAAGTGCGGTTGTTTATATAGGTGGAGTAAGAGGACCTTCAAACACCTCTGCTTCACCGTTATGACAAATGTCATCGCCTCTGGTCAGATGCCAGACACCTGTGATTGTTTTACCCGTTTCCAGATCATCAACAGTGTCATTCGTGTAGTACGCCACCTGTACAACACCGACATGCTGAATCCAGTAGTAACCTTCTTTCATAAGCTCCTCCGCGATACTCAGCAGATAGTTTAGAGTGGTACAAATAATGCTGTGGTGCAGGAAGCCACAACTTAACCTTTGCTAATAAAGTAATTTCGAAAGATGACGATAATGGGTAATAAATGTAAGCCCGGAGGAACCACCATGAGTATGACAGTTAGCACTTTGAGTCAGGACATACTGCAAAGCACAGTAAAACAAGCACCTTCAAGTACTGGCAACTCTGTTTCACAACAAATTCAAAACCTGAAAAAACAAATTGGTGAGTTGACAAAAGAGCTCAGCGCCATGGGTTCAAAAATAAATGAAGTAACCTCCGAAGATGAGGCAAAACTGCTTAAACAGCAGATGGAAATGATTCAAAGGCAAATCGAGTCTATATACGCAAAAATTGCTCAATTACAAAAACAAGAAGCAGAAAAAAACCAAATGGTATCGGGAGCATTACCTACGGTAAGTGACAAATCAGGTTCGAACGTTGCAGGGAATAATACTAAAAATATTGATGTCTACGTTTAGCAGCTACCCCCAACCATTTTTCCTTTGAGTTAAAAACGAAAAAGCACTGGAGCGTTGTGAGAACTTGTTTTCAAGTTAACGATTCAGCACGGCGATATGACAGGGGTACTGGTGTAATACACCTCGCGAATACCCCTGTCGTATCGCCGGAAAGCAAAAACCCCGCGCTGGCGGGGTTCTCGTTATATTCAAATTGTTCGCTTTTCGTCGCTGCCATCGTGGCACAGCTCTGCCAAGTATGAATGGATTATCTAATTTTCTGGGTAGTTTTCAATACCAGACACAAAAAACAGCACAAAAAAGCAAAAATATTATTCCTTGCTTTCCAAAAGTGCTTTCGCTGACAAGAACACCTTTGCTCTGAAAATCTGTAAACACCACTTCACTCGCTCTCTGGCCTTTTCTTGTGTCAGCCATGGCGCAATCGCCTGCAGTTCCCGGGTTATGTCTGAGACTTTTTTTCGGGTGGTGTAATACTGAAGACCAACAACATAAACCGGATCGTTTATATCCAGCGCCTGCAGTACGCATTGCTCAACAAAATCGACATCATCATTATGCAGGGCTTCATCAATCACATTGGCAGGTGACTGGGGCCAGAGAATGCTGTGCGCCCTGTTCATTGCCTGCTGCCCACGGAATCCCTCTTCTCGAGCCTGGTTCAACGCCGCGGTGAAGCGCTCTAGCGCCTTATCTGACCAGTTCCGTCCCTTAAGTACATACCAGCACGCGTGTCCTCGCGGCATACGTGGTGCTGTTTTTCCACCCACACCATCACCCCATGTAGTGAGCAGGGATTTAATCCATCCGGACTGGATCCCCGTCAGGAGGATGCATTTCCCCAGCCAGCTTTTACGCGGCGCAGATGCTGCTTTACCAAGTGCTTCAAAATGATTACGTCGTTGACGTGGTGTCATCCTGTTCATCTCCTTACGCCAGAACACCGAGCCCGTAAGCCCGATCCAGCACTCTGATAATCATTACCGGCTGAGGTACATGCTTTCGCTCAAACTTCACCGGGTCGTTATGTAGTTCTGTATGGCACTGACGACACAGGGGGATCGCGAAAATATCATGTGCCTTCGTTGCCATACCTCCCTGCCCCCAGCCAATTAAATGGTGTGGGTCGTCGGATGGTTTGCCGCAGCATTCGCAGGGCTGTGTTTTAATCCATTCCAGATATCGGGGGGCCGTCCAACGGATACGCTTTGGACGTTTCATATAGGTTTGCGGGGACTCAGGATCGACCAGAACACCAACTACGGGCTTAACCGCAGGCACCTGCGCTGGTGGCATGTTCACGGTTACTGTGCTGGCTTTGGCTGTAATGATGCTGGTGGGGGTTAGACCCGGCTCGATGTCGCATTCATGCATGACTGACTGATGATTTTTCGAAGGAATACGAAGCGCCCGACTGGCTACTGATTCGGGAATTGCGTCAGTAACACCCATACGCACCGCCCACCAGCATAGCTCCGCCAGCGACAGTTCTCTGGAAGGATCCTGATTCAGCGCCACCATGATGCTGTTGATAATCCAGCTAATAACATTACATCTCGCCAGCTCTGCAAGTTGTTCGCTGTAATGGTCACGCAAATGGTTATCGCAATGTCCACACAGAAGAACCGATCCGGGTTCATGACGCAGAGTGGTTAACTCGTGATAATGGTAATCGCTGTGTGGCCACTGGCAGCAGCTACCGCCATAACGCAGAAGCCAGTAATCAAGGCCACTCAAACCACCAGCAGCCTTAATAACTTTTTCATCCTGGAAGAACGGTCGCAGCGACTCGTCACACGCAAGCGGCTGGCGAACGTCAGGAACACGGCCAGCAGGCAACCGTTCCATACCTGCCGGCTGGCTTTCCACCAGCACACGTTCACAACTGAATAATGACATCAGCTCGCTGCCCGGCTTGAGCAGCACAATTCCAAGCTCACGCGCAACCACCGGCTTCAGCAGCGCCCTCATTCTGCTATCTCCCCGATAATTATTTGTCCCTTCTCTCCCCATAATTTTGTGACGCGTGAATCCCAGATGTGAGCGTCATCTTCGTAAATGGCATCCATCAGGGCTTTCATCATGTTGTCGAAATCAGGTTTAGCCTGATGTGGTTTACCGTTGAACTCAGCCCGTTTCTTTTTGCTCCAGCTCGCTGGCATCGGAAGAATGAAGGTGACATGTGAACCGCTTTCCGCCAGCTCAACACCCCGCAGACGAACTTCATCACAGAAAGCGCGGTAACGCAGAACCTCAGGGCGCTTTTTCCATTTGTCAGCGCGCGTCATTCTGGGCTTGCCCATTGGGGTGATATTGTAGACTTTCACAATCACCTCCAGATCCGTTGTTGCCAGGTTCTGTCCTGACGAGGAGGCTTAGATACTTCCGGCAAGAACGCGCTGATCGTCCAGTGAATGAAGTCATTATCCAGACTACGCTCGGTCTTAATCTGCTTTGCGTGATAGCGGGCTTCCAGTTCGTCAGCCTGCTCAGTGGTGAATTGGGTGTGTTGAAACCAGCTTTTCTTCATAACGCACCTCTGGATGCGGCAAAAAGAAAATCGCTGGCGTTGGTTAACGTCAGTATGTGGGATTGCTTGAATTGATCTTGCGCCATGGGCTTTTCTCCTGTGGCGCAGCAGGTATAGGTTGTTCAGGCCTATGACGGGAGTGTAACAGATTTTTGGGTAACGCGATAACCAGCCCTTTCCAGCATCTGAGTAAATAACGTAGGTGTACCAATAATTTCATTATCCTGAAGAGGCATGAAAGACACCATGCTACCGCGACGGTACATCAGTGCGCGCTCACACTCAGGAAATGATTGCAGTCTGGCAACGATGACTCCATCGTGACATCTGATGACTGCGTAGCCTTTTTTGGGCAATTCTACTTTTTCTTTCACTTAAACTCCCCCATGCAAACGGGATAAAAGCAACACCCAAAATAATTAATAAAACCAGTCGCCAGCACTTTCCCAGGTCTCCTGGAGAATCGTCTCAATTTTCTCTTTATCTTCCTTGTTACCACCAAGAACACTTAAGCCATCAGAACCTGCACGACGTATGCTCAGGCTGCAGTTCTCATACTGATTACCCAACCTTTTAAGTAACTCTTTCTCCAGCGCCGGAACTGCTCCCTTTGGAAGTTCTTTAGTACGATCAATGGTGAGTTCAACTTTCATATTAGCCTCCACCGCAATACTGTATATTTGTACAGTACACCGATACATTGAAATGATCAATGACTTAAGAGCACAAATTGCTAACCTTTGCCTATCAATTAGATGCAAAAAACCCGCCGAAGCGGGTTCAATCCAATGCGGACTTGTTGTTTGAACACCATAGTAAGTATGGAGATATCAACGTCCTTAAATTTGGATAACTGTATTGATGGGGATTGATTGCACAACTTTCATACGCTCGCCCCCCCCTGCAACTTTTTCTGGTTCTGTCTAACATACCCAATCAAAATAACAACTGTGTCAGGTATCCCATAATAATCGCCATGCCCAAAATAACGGTCAGGAATGCAGCAATCAAGGGTGTTTTGAACATTGATTTAAGCAGTATTACTTCCGTCAGACTAGCTCCAGCGCTACCAATAATCAGAGCCATTACTGCTCCCGTTCCCATGCCTTTATCCATCAAGACTGATGCCAACGGAATTACTGCCTCAGCACGTATATACAAAGGTATTCCAATAACTGCACTTAATGGAATCGCAAACGGATTATCATGCCCGGCATGAGCAGCAATCCACTCTGCAGGTATAAAACCGTAGATAAACGACCCTATAACAATACCTAACATCAGATAAGGTAATACATCTTTAAATTGAGTCCAGGCATCCTGAAATGCCAGACGTATCGCACCAGGATCTCTTACTACACTTTTCGGGAAGAATTGTTTATTTGTTTGACCTGTCTCGCAGCTCAATTCACAATTTGTGCCCCGAAATGCTGAGAAACTCTTAAACGTTTCTTGTGGTTTAGAACAACTATTAGCCCCTATGTCCTGTTGATTTGATACAGAACAGCAAGCTGAAACACTCCGTAGTTTAGTTTCAAGAGTTTTTCCACTGCTAACACCACAACAGCTAGCCAGCGGTTTTGATGTTTCGACAATATGTCGGTCAAAACCAAGCACATCTAACAAAATACTTGCCAGTACGGAAACTGTTGCAGCTATAACAGCGTATAGCAGGGTAACTTTCCAACCAAAAGTAACCCACATCAGACCAATGATTATCGGGTTAAGCAGAGGTGAAACAAACAAAAATGTAAGTGTTGGACCGAAGCCTGCTTTTGCTGATAACAGTCCGCGTAACATGGGAATTGTAGAGCAGCTGCAAAACGGTGTTACAGCTCCTAACAGCGATGCAAGTATGTAACCTCTCCCCTTTCTCGCCCCTAACATTCTTTGAATCTTTTGGTCCGGAATTTTTTGCCTGATAAGGCTAACACCCGCACTAATCAGAAAAAAAAGCGCAGACAACTCGACAGCAAGAAACAAGAACATCTCTGCCGCGTTAGTAAACATAGAAATCCAGCTATTCATGAAACCTCCCATAAATCATATTTCTAGAATAATCGAATTATTGAGGTTAGATCAACATATTTCTGGTATTATCGAAATATCACTAGACGAGGAAGGCACCATGCAACTAGAAGAAGTAGCTAAAGCTATGAAAGAATTAGGACATCCGACACGTTTGTTTATTTTCAAACACCTTGTTAAAGCCGGTGAACAAGGTTTACCTGTAGGTGATCTACAAAAACAACTTGCGATTCCATCTTCAACACTGAGTCATCATATATCCGCTCTTGTTTCCGTAGGTCTGGTCAAACAAAATCGCGAAAGCCGATCCTTAATCTGCGTTTCTCAATATGACAAGTTAGAGTCGATTATTGATTTTCTACGCGAAGAATGTTGCATCAACAGTCCAAAGATTTAAATCGAGGCAATCCATTGTTTTTATTTGATAAAGGAGCCGCCTAAATAACAGGCGGCTCTCCTGTCGCTTATTTCAATTTTTTGCCTGCATCATCAACGACTTTCTCGCCATCTTCCTTGGCGAAAGCCCCTTTCTGAGCATCAGGAAGGATATCCAGAACAACTTCAGAAGGACGGCACAGTTTGGTTCCCAGCGGTGTTACAACGATGGGGCGATTAATCAGGATCGGATGCTGCAACATAAAGTTAATTAACTGGTCGTCAGTAAATTTATCTTCGGCAAGACCCAGTTCCTCATATGGCTCGACGTTCTTACGTAGTAACGCCCGGACGGAAATGCCCATATCAGCAATGAGTTTGACCAGCTCATCGCGTGAAGGTGGAGTCTCAAGGTAAAGAATAACGGTCGGCTCATTACCGCTGTTGCGGATCATCTCCAGCGTGTTACGCGATGTGCCGCAGGCTGGGTTGTGATAAATGGTGATGTTGCTCATATCAGTATCTCATTACAAAGTGAAAGAGAGACGTAGCGCCAGCGCGGCCAGCGTTACAAACAGCACAGGCAGAGTCATGACGATCCCGGTGCGGAAATAGTATCCCCAGGTGATGGTCATATTCTTCTGTGAAAGTACGTGTAGCCAGAGCAGCGTTGCCAGGCTACCAATAGGGGTAATTTTCGGCCCCAGATCGCAGCCAATGACGTTGGCATAAATCATTGCTTCTTTGATAACGCCCGACGCGGTACTGCCATCAATCGACAATGCGCCAATCAATACGGTAGGCATGTTATTCATGATAGAAGAGAGGAATGCGGTCAGGAATCCCGTTCCCAGCGTGGCTGCCCACAGGCCTTTATCTGCGAGTAAGTTCAGCACGTCAGACAAATATTCTGTCAGCCCTGCGTTACGCAGCCCATAGACCACCAGATACATTCCCAGCGAGAAGATCACGATCTGCCATGGTGCCCCACGCAACACTTTACCGGTGTTAATGCCGTGACCTTTTTTTGCCACAGCAAACAGGATTGCTGCCCCTACTGCTGCAATGGCACTGACCGGAATACCCAGTGGTTCGAGTACAAAAAAGCCCACTAATAAAAGAATTAATACAATCCAACCTGTTCTGAATGTTGCCAGATCTTTGATGGCTTTTGCGGGCTCTTTCAGTCGTGCAATATCATAAGTGGGCGGGATATCTTTGCGGAAAAATAGATGCAGCATCACCAGAGTGGCGACGATGGCGGCGATATCCACCGGCACCATTACCGAGGCATATTCCGTGAATCCCAGTTTGAAGAAATCAGCCGAAACGATATTGACTAGGTTCGATACGATAAGCGGCAAGCTGGCGGTATCGGCAATAAACCCTGCGGCCATCACGAAAGCAAGTGTGGTGCTTTTACTGAAGCCAAGCGCCAGGAGCATAGCGATAACAATCGGCGTCAGAATAAGTGCCGCGCCATCGTTGGCAAACAGTGCCGCGACTGCCGCGCCGAGCAGAACGATATACGTAAACAGAAGGCGGCCACGACCGTTCCCCCAGCGAGAAACGTGCAGCGCTGCCCATTCGAAAAAGCCTGACTCATCAAGCAACAGACTGATGATAATAACGGCGATAAATGTTGCCGTCGCGTTCCAGACGATATTCCACACCACCGGAATATCAGCAATGTGAATCACACCCGATGCCAGAGCCAGTACGGCCCCCAGCGTGGCGCTCCAGCCAATCCCTAATCCCTTTGGCTGCCAGATAACCAATATGATGGTCAGGATAAAAATGGCTCCTGCCAGTAACATATAACCTCCTGAAAGGGCAGCAATGCTGCCCCGAATGATGGTAATAACTAACCCGCGAGTTGTTTGAGTTTATCGATGCCGGTTGGTTCTGACGCCAGTACGGGTACAAGTGCTACACGGCTGGCATGTAGATTTTTAACGCTCTCGATCTGCGGACGTTCCTGCTGCGCTCGCAAGCGGAGCAGCGGTGAACGGGTATCCGCGATGGAAAGGCTGTTATTGATAATCCAGCCCCAGGGGTGAATTCCTGCACGTTCAAGGTCGGCCTGTAAATTTGCCGCCTCAAGTACCGGCGTGGTTTCCGGTAGCGTGACCAGTAACACTTTGGTTCGCTCCGGGTCCTGCAGTTGCATCATCGGTGTGGTGAAATGGCCTTTTTCCCCCATTTTTCTGGCAATCTCGCGGTGATATGCCCCGGTGGCATCAAGCAGCAAGAGCGTGTGTCCGGTCGGTGCCGTATCCATCACCACGAAGCGCTTACCCGCCTCGCGAATCACCCGTGAAAAGGCCTGGAATACCGCAATTTCCTCGGTGCAGGGTGAGCGTAAGTCCTCTTCCAGCAGGCGTTTTCCCGCATCGTCCAGTTCTTTTCCCTTCGTCTCAAGAACATGCTGACGATAGCGTTCAGTTTCCTCGAGAGGATCGATCCTGCTGACCTGCAGATTGTTGAGGCTGCCGTTGAGGGTTGTGCTGAGATGCGCTGCAGGATCAGATGTTGTCAGATGGACATCAAATCCCATTTCGGCCAGTCTGACAGCAATGGCAGCCGCCATCGTGGTTTTCCCTACACCACCTTTACCCATCAGCATGATCAGGCCATGCTCATTACGGGCAATATCATCGACCAACGCAGAAAGTGACGGAATGTCAGGGCGCTGTTGAATGTATTCTTCAGAGGATGACGCCTCTATAGGCTGAGTGGAGAGAAGTCCGCTGAGTGCAGACACGCCGACCATATTGACCGGCTGGAGGAATAACGTGTCAGTTGGCAGACCGGAAAGATCAGAGGGAAGATTGGACAGCGCCTCCTGTTCACGGTCCCATATTGCCGCAGCCAGTGTATCGTTTGCTGCTTCAGTTTTGGGCAGAACGCCGTTGATGACCAGGTACTGATTTTTAAGACCGATGGCGGCAAGCTCCAGATGAGTCCGGGCAACTTCCTGCAACGTGGATTTTTGCAGACGAGCAACCAGAACCAGTCGGGTACGTGCTGGATCAGATAATGCTTCAACAGCCTGGGCATACTGTTCACGCTGTTTTTCCAGACCGGCCATCGGGCCGAGGCAGGACGCACCCTCGGGATTGCTATCAATAAAGCTACTCCAGGCACCTGGCAACTGGAGAAGGCGAATGGTATGACCCGTCGGTGCGGTATCAAAAATGATATGGTCAAACCGGGTCAGTAGAGAAGCATCTGTCAGTAATCCGGTAAATTCATCAAAAGCCGCAATCTCTGTTGTGCATGCCCCCGACAGTTGTTCGTTGATGCTGGAAACGACGTCATCAGGCAGGATGCCTTTAATGGGGTCAACGATTCTGGCCCGGTACTGTTGTGCAGCGGCCTGAGGATCAATCTCAAGAGCCGATAATCCTGGAACAGAAGCTACTGGCTGAATGGTATTGCCAATCGTCTGTCCAAACACCTGACCTACGTTTGAGGCCGGATCGGTACTGACCAGCAGCACCCGTTTCCCCTGTTCTGCCAGACGGATCGCCGTGGCGCATGAAATAGAGGTTTTACCAACGCCTCCTTTACCAGTAAAAAACAGATAAGGGGGGATATTCTGTAAGAAGTTCATATGTCCTCCTGACATACTTAACAACAAGAAGTATTACCACCACAGCAGATTGTTGGCGCTAATCCCACTTTCTCCAGTGGAATGCCAAACCAGCGAGCCAGCTCAGCGCGTTTCGGATAACGCCCAGCCATCACTGTTTCGCCATCCAGTAACAACAATGGCAAACCTTCTGCCCCGGAAGCCTCTATAAACGCTTTGACCTTCTCGTTCTGTACAAAGCTCATCGGTTGTTGTGCGAGATTGAAACGCTCAATTTGTACACCACGTTGTTTGAGCCATTGTACATCCGCAGAAAAATCGACCAGAGCCTGATCAACATCTGTACCGCAGACTCCGGTGCTGCAACACATCGCTGGGTCAAATACCGTTAACGTTTTCATTTCAATACCTCACATTTGAAAAAACATATATGTTCAGGCAAATTTTTTAGATGCAGACAGCCTTCCCGCTACCAGAGCAGTTGGCTGAAGCCAGCTTACGGGCGATGGCCTGAACGTCGTCCTGTTGGCTTAACCAGGCCTGCTCAATAATCTGAGCAGCCCAGGAAGGAATATGCGGGGATAAGCGGTAATGAACCCATTTCCCCTGCTTGCGATCCAGCAATAATCCACTTTCCCGAAGCATCGCCAGATGGCGGGAGATCTTGGGCTGAGATTGTTCCAGCGCAGTGCAGAGATCGCACACGCACAGCTCTCCCATCTCTCTAAGCAATAACACGATACCCAACCGGGTTTCATCTGAGAGATTTTTGAAAAGTTGTAGAGAAGTTAGTTCAACCATTTTAATCTCCTGAATTCTCTCCGTAGTTTCCTGCAATAGTTGAGTGCCGTCAACTATCATATTCGAAAATTCAAATATGATAGTTACGTGAATTTCATTTCGTGTTTACAATTTGTTTATTCTTCAATTCGTTAACCCTGCCGCTTTTCGACGCCTGTATTCATCCATCAGTAGTTGCGCTGGCGTTGGCCCCGCCGGATGGTGCGGCGCCGCCAGTTGACGTCGAATTGGTGGGACACTTAGTCCGTTACCAACATGCTTCGACCACTTCGTAAGTAATTTTTCTGCCAGTCGTTTCAGCTCCCCCTCTGTCATTTGTCGTTCTACACCCGTTCTGCGCATTTCGATGCAGATGTGATACAGCACAGGCTGAGGCCATGGATATTTATCGCTACCTGAATACCGATATGACTCATTGCGCCAGCGCCGGTATTCCGACATAACCTGCTCCGACGTCAACCCAAATGGATTCGCACCACTCTCTGAAACCAGAGAAACAAACTCAGCCAGGTCAGGCGGCCATGTATTTCCCATCGCGCAGCGCTCCATGCACTGCTGACAGACCAGTCTAATTTGCTGTTCAGTCATCGAACCTATCTGGGCTATCCAGATAGGCGAAGGCTCCGCCCCGTTCTTCTGGGTCCATCGGTTCGAATACACCTCCCCCATGACCTGCCACAGACGCCAGGCTGTTTCCATCGCCATCAAGTCCATTCCTGCGGCGCCACTCTGCGTGGGCTGACTGAATTTGCTGAACTGCCCGGGATGCTGTTGGTTCTGATCCTGCTCCCACATGACTGTTACCTCCGGTTTCTGGTTTTACCTGCGTTCTCACCCGGGCTACATGTCGGGCAAATTTTTGTTCCCACTGGATTTGCGTAAAAACTTTCCCTTCCGACTCCCAGTACGCGGTGAATTCCGCGAGTTCAGTCAGAAGGTAATCTGGTTCAGGCAGGGAGATACCCCACGAGGCGGCGCGCTGTCGGAAGTCTCTGGAGGGAAGCCAGCTATCTGCCATGCTGAATTTCCCGATCGGTTCATCAACACCGTCCAGATATCGGGGCATGGCCGGGGATGGTAGTTCCTCGCCAGTCGAATTATTCATCGCGCCCGCGCTAAGAGAGGGGGTTAAGATCTGTTTACTGCTAACTGCTTTCTGGATACCTGATGGCAAAGGTTTAGCCAAAGACTTAGCCTTATCCTTAGGCAAGGCGAAAGCCTTATCAAAAGCCATCCCCATAGCGTCAGAAACCCCGTAACAGGCGGCTTTGAGAGCTTCGTATGCTTTATCTTTCAGTGAACATTCAGGCAGTAATTCAAACGATCTTGCCCAGGATTTGATCACGTTCACTGATGCTGGCGGGTTATGTTTCACCGCATTAGGCAACCAAAAAACTCTGGCTTTAAGGTCGGCTTCCACCATACCTAACGCTATGGCTTCGCCTAAGGCTAAGTCGAAGGCTTCGACATCCCAGTTTAATTCTTCAGCCATAGCAGCCCTTCCCGCTTTATACAGCCCAGGGATAATCCCCGTGAATGGACCTGTAAGCAGGTAAATAAACAGACTCTGGCCACTTGGCGGGAGTGGTGATAAGGCTCGAAACTTCGGATCATCCCACATGGTGATCTTCACCTTACGGTAAGGCTCGTTATTAGCCTTACTCTTAGGCATGGCCTTAGCCAAAGGATTAGGCATACTTCACCCCGCGAGTTGCAGTAATAATGGTCATTGGTCAAAACTCGATTAAAACAATTGCGGCGCTACGGCGCTTATACTCGCCAGTAGTGGTCCCGCCGCGTCAGCAGGTAACATGTTGAACAATGCGATTGCTGCTTCACGAATTTCCTTCTCCAGTTTCTGTAACGGAGCGCCGATTAATTTCGCCTGGTGTGCCTCACTGCATTCTTTGATAGCGCTTGCCACCAACTCCGCTTCGGTGCTCGCATTACTTAAGCCGTGGTTCCTGGCAATCTGAACTGGCATAGCGGCGATGATTGAGCTTGACAGCTGCATTACGTAAGTCGTGTACTTTTCTGAACCTCCCTCGTTTTTCAGATATCGGAATAAATTCTGCTTATTAACAGAAATTCCGCGGCCATCTGCTTTGGCCCACTCTTCAGCCACCAACTGAGCGATCCGTTCCTGTGCCTGTCCTGGTAATGTCGATTCCCATTCACGAACGGCGGCCAATATGGCACGGTGCTGAATGCGGTCACGGCGCTGGGGTTTAAACTGATTTTCCGTTTTCAACGGAATAGCTAAACGCTGGCTATGATGTTGATACGTGGCTGATTGCATGATTAAGCCTCCTTTTGAGGTAAACCATCAGTGGGGTTTGGATAAAGATCCGGTCTGATTTCGTGTGGGGTGACTTTCCAATCCAGCGCCCTGCAGGCGTTTAGCACCTCTGTGCTGGCGACTTGAGTGCGAAACCAGACTGAAACAGTCTGTGAGTTTTTGCCTAAGCGGCGAGCCAGTTCTGATTGGCTACCACACAGTGAAATGATCTTCTTTTGAATGTTTTCGTTCATACGACCTCCTAAATTTCGTACCACATATTTGATAAAATACTTATCAATGTCAAGAAATTTAACTGGCCACATTTGAAAGGAAACTTTGTATGCTTGGCTATTGGTTAGATTTGGAACTGAAAATGAACTTTGAAGAACGTTTGCAACGAGCTCTTGATGAGGCTGGCATGTCTCAATCTGAACTGGGACGTCGGATAGGTGTTAACTCGCAAACCGTTAGCCATTGGTGTAACGCAGGTATTTTTCCACGCAAAGAAAAACTCATACTCTTGCCCGAAGCGCTTGGAAAGCCGCTTTATTGGTTCTTCATGACCGATGAAGAAGAGGAGCACATTGTTTCAGTTACACAAAGTAAAACTGTTCTGAACCCACATCAGTCTGCTCTCCTTGAGGTATTCGACCAGCTCCCTGAGGCTGAGCAAGAAAGGTTTATATCTTTAGCAAAAACCAGACTAGAAGAGCTCGATGCCTTCATGGCTGAGTTTTTACGCAAACGCAAAATAGATCCTCAACGCTAGTTTCTAAATCTACGTTGTTAAGGCCGCTAATAGCGGCCTTTTTTACGCCCGAACATGCCTCACCACTGATAACCAAAACACATCATGGTATGTAATTTATCAATTTCATCTTGACGTCTGGTATATTTATTTGTAGCCTGATTTTAGAAAATCAGTCATCGGGGCAGGACGCCCACGAAGTAGCTGCCGGCGGCATACGAATCACCGGATGAGATGACAAGTATTAACACGCAGCAGGTTCAACGTTCCGCCAGCCTGGCGACAAGGGCAACGCAAGAGGATAAATCCATGATCGATTTCGCACGTAAACCAGTGCGGTGTCAGGCCGTACATCTAAATCGCATTGAAGTAATCATTCGACTGATTTGCTACATGCTCGCCCAGAAGGGCGACCCGTCTGCCGACCAACAGATTGCAGTTCGTTCATAACGAGTTTGACCAATGGCTGTTGCCAGCATCAGTAAGGAAGTGACTATGGAGTTTGGAATGAAACGTGTGGTGGCATCTGTTCAGGTGGTTGCCATCCTCAACAGGATTTACAACGGCAGCCCTGTTTCCATCGCATCTATCAGTAAGGAATCAAAGCTGTCTGTGTCTTACCTCGAGCAGATTTTCTCGAAGCTGCGCACCAGTGAAATTGTCACCAGCCAGCGTGGTGCTGGTGGCGGATACCACCTTAGCAAAGCAAATCCCAGCGTGGCTGACGTCGTTCGCGCCGTTACTCATACGCCTGATTCATTTGAACCCGTG